GAATTAGACTGGCAAGCGGATCGATAACTATGCGTTTAGCACCGATTTTTTCGGCATTTTTCTTTATGATCTCAAGCAGACTGAAAAGGCTGAAATCTCTTTTTCCTATACGATAATCGCCAATTTTAACTTCTCCTGGGATGTGTCTAACGGGAGAAGCGTCTATAATCGCGAGTTTACCGCTTTTTTCCAATTTGTCAATGTTCCAACTGAAACCCACCAGTTCTTCCTTCAGATGTCTCACGTCTTCATCAAGTGACACGTAGAGGCCAGATTCATCGCATTCGGTAGCGCCGTGACACAAAAACTGAAGACTAAAGATAGTTTTGCCCGAACCTGGGTTGCCAATAACCAGTGTGGAACGCCCAGCAGGAAGACCACCGTTTAACATCTTGTCTAAACCATCAACACCCGTGGGAATTTGTCTCATGAAATCGCCCATGAATTGATTCATTCAACTCTTTAAAATCAATTATGAATTTACACTTCATATTCTGGTTTAGACATCAAGAAAACATCGTTCATTGTTAAATCGTTTTCAGTCGTTTGATTAAACTTTTCACTACCTCTTGGTCTTTTAGGGTCTCTTCTATAATTGCGTTTGTCAACTCGTAGATTCGCAAATCGTTCAATAGGGCTAGTTTTCTGATCTCGCGGTGTAGGTCTTCGCGGACTTCAACAACCGTCCGTCTAGCAGTTCTGTCCATGCCCCTAAACAAGCCTCGCAATCTTATACCGGCTCAAATGATCCGTCTTACTCTTCAAGGCGTAGAGGTAATCAGCCAACAGAGGCGTCTCACGCCCAAGCTCCAACGTTATTTCAAGCGTCTGAGTCTTGGCATCAACATGGTACTCTACGCTTAGAATGCGAAAGTCGGCGTCAACGTTCTCGTTCGGCAGCGTAACACGAATCTTGTCGCCCGCCAGAAGCGGAGTGCTGCCGTAGTCTACGACCGTGCTCTTTATCGTCAGATACTCAGCCGGGTCCTTCAGATAAGCCAGCAGCGCCTTAGCCCTCAACGCGCACTCGTTGTCGCTGTAAAGTTCTTCGTCAACCTCAACAAGTTCGCGCAAGCCGTAAGAGGATTGGCTTTCAGAGTCTTCTTGCGTTGAGTCGTAACGTCGCCCGCCAAAGTGCAAGCCGTCAACCCAGAAGCTCCCCGTGCCCGCGCCGCTGAACCAGCAGTCAAAACGAACAGACGCCACACGCGTCCAGTCAAACCCGTCCTCAACATCCCAGATGTCCGAGCCTTTGACTCCCACGCTCAGCTGCTCCTGAAACCATTCGCCCGCTCCGACGGTGATGAAGTGCGACGCGGTCTTGTCCGCAGTATCGCGGAGGATTGCGTTCAGGTTTCCGTTGAAACCGCTGTCGCGTCTGACCAGAAAGTTCAGAGCTGGATAGAGATTTGCGTCGACTTCTTTACCACTGTCCAGCGTGAACAGGCACCCTGCACAGTTGAGGTTCTGAGCGTAGGTCTTGACGCTTCCGCTACCCCTCTTCTTCATCACAGTGTCTAGGCTCACTTCGCCAGAGACAGCACTCCAACTGCCGTCCGCGGGCGTCAGGCTCTCGGTCCACGCGTCCTTGTCTGTCGGAACGCTCTTGTCCGCCGCGCCATAAACGGTTATCCTGTTTCTCACTCCGTGGATGTCCTTGCGGTACTCGCTGGACTCTATTCTCTCGCTCAGACTTACGGATGAAGCCTTGCTGTCCTTGGGGAAGAACTCGAACATGCCGTCCGGCGCCACGCGGAAGTCGTAGCCTATCACGCCCTGCTTGTCGGCGCTCTCGGCGACGTGCTTGAGGATGTCGAATACCGGCGTGTTGTCGTACTCCAGCTTCGTGTAAGTGGTGTCCGTGCTCTCCACGAGCTCTGTCGAGTCGCGAACGTGACTCAAACCAACATAGTAATCTAACAGGTCTTTGACTATTTCCTCGCCCTTCATGTTCTCGTAGGTTTTCGTGACGACTCTGCGGAACAGCTTCTCACACCAGCACCGCCCGCTGACACGCAGATAACTCTCAGACGGCGACGATTCGTAGTTGACACCCTCAACACGGCAGGTAATCACCTGCGGAACACTCGTGCCTCTCCCAATGTCGATGTGCCCGTCCACGCCCACGCTGATGGGGTAAGAGCCGCCGGGACTGTACTTCTTGTCCCAGTTCTGCAGCAGACAGTCGAAGCTGCTGACCTCTTTCGTACAACCCAAATGCGCCCGCAAATCTATAACATCGCCTTGCGGAACGCCAACGGCGCCAAAAGCAACCGCAACCCTCGGGATCTCAACACTCAAGCCCCTATTCAACTCCGCGCCTGTAGAGCTCTTCCTCACCAGCACGAGTTATGCTACGTGCTCGGACGGGCATCTCTGCCGCAGTCTCGTTGAAGCTTTGGACTGACGCGGTCGCGGCGTTCACCTGAGTCGCGAAGTACCACATGGCGGCAGCAGCAGCGACGATGACGGCTATGCCCACGCCTGTCAAAGCCAGCCAACCAGCATAGCTGACGTTGAGAGCGTTCTGAGCCGCGGTCGCAACCCAGCAGGCAGCAGAGTAGACCTTGTGGGCTATGGCAACGCCCCAGCTCGTCCGCATGAACATGCCCATCACCGTGACGACCATCATGGCGGAATTGAAAACACTGGCTTGCTCAGTGTTCAACAAGCCAAATTGATGAGCGATGTGCCCGATGACCGTTCCAGTGGCGCCCAAACCGGCAATCGCCGCGCCAAGACTCTTGACCCGCACGCTCAAGGCTTCGGCGTCGGACTGGACCCTCGCGAATTCGCTGCTTGCTCGGTTGACAGCCCTTATCGTTATGGCGATTTCGCGAAAGCTCACTCCAAACCAGCCTCCGACTTGGCGGCGTCCAGAGCATCGAGAACCACGCGCTCAAGCTCCGGCAGGTGCTCTTGTATCGCCGGGTAGAGGTACGGGCGAGCCTGCATGCGTCGTGTGCCAAGCTCGACAAACAGTGCGTACGTGGCTTCTGCGCCGATTTCGGCAACCCACTCATGAATCGCGGCGTAGATGGAGCTTTGTAGATGACCAGTCTTCACGGGCACGAGTTGTTTAGCTGATGTCTTGACCTCCTCAGCCCAGTTTCTTAGTTGTCCTTGCACCTGCGTTTGCATGTTGGAGTCAAAACGCTCCATGGCGGCTCTAAACTCTTCAAAGCCTTCAAGAGTGCATTCAGCCTCAATGGACACGCCGTTTCGCCTCCCTCTCCGCCTTCACGCGCTCCTCCTCCGTTTGACGGTCTAGCTCGTTGAGGATGACGATGAACTGCTGGATGATCTTTGCTGGTTGTCGGGCGAGCTGGTCTGGTGTCCACCCGAACTCTTTGCAGAGGCGAAGGTCTGTGACGGCTGCGTTTGGCTTTTGTCTTCGGATTGCTCGGATAAAAAAGCGGTTTCCTCAACGTTTAAGGCGTTTAACCTGTTGACGGTTTGGCTGAGGAGTTCGCCTAAGCCGATTGGTACGCCTTCGTCTTCGCTGAGCAGTTTTTCAAGTGTTATGGGCTTGTGTGGCGGCTGTTCTCTGAGCGAAGCCCATATGGTTTCGGCTTGGATGGCTATGTAGTCGCTAAAGACGATTTGCCCTGTCAATGGATGGTATTTCGTGTGCTTCTGGATTATGCGGCTGCGCTTAGCCCAGCTTATCTCGCCCAAAACGTAGCGTCCAGCGTACTCTTCGCCAAAGCGTTCATCAACCTTCAAAATCTCCGTTTGCATTTCCACGCCTCCTAACTTATGACAAGGTCACGAGCCACGAAAGAAGCCTTCAACGCAACAAGGTCCTCGATGCGGGTCGGCGTCGCCACTTTCTCCCATTTGCAGTACTTGAACAAGGCGCTGTTTGCAGTACCCAAGCCGAGTTTTAGGCTGAACTCGCTGTCGTTAACGACATCATCGCACTCCTGTTTGCTCTCAAACTCGAAGGTCAACTCGCCCGTCAGGTTGCGGTGTCTCGCTGGCAAGTATTTGAGCAGATGCCCATCAGTTGAGCGGATGACCGGCACGGGTTTCAGGCTGTTTTCTATCGTGAACTTCCAGTCCGTCACTCTTTCTAGGGCTGTTAAGCCCGAGCCGTCTGCTGCTCCGCGTTGCATGTAACTCTCGTTGTAGGGTATGGCTCCTGCGTAGTCGGCGTACGTTGCGCCCGTGATCTTGCTCATGCCTGTTGCGGCGTCTTTTGCGATGGTTTCGGCTGTGGCTTTCACGAAGTCTTCTGTTGCGCACTCGACTGTCAGTTTGTGGATTCTGCAGCCTGTGTAGAGTAGGCTTATGATGTCCGTTGCGGAGGAGAACAAGCCCTTGTAATATAGGACTTGGATGCTCAGGCTGTTCAGGGTCTGCACGTGCTGGATGAAGGCTATCGGCGCATCGCCGCTGAGATAGTGCTGTACCTTCAACGTTGCGCTCCTGAAACCCCTTTTCAAGACCTGCAGGTCTCTGGAACCCACGCCTCTGACCTTTACTAGATTGGGCTCTAAGCCAGGTTCTACGCTTTCAGCGTTTACGCCAAGCATTGATGGGTTTGTTGGCGTTTCGCCGTAGTTCGTTTCTTGCACGAAGTAGACGCGACACTCGTGCGCTCCATAGGTTTCAACCATGTTTTTTACGCTCCTATGTCCTCGAAAGACCATGATTTTAGGGTGAACTCGGTTCTGAATATGAAGGGTTTAACGTCAACGCGGTCTGCGTCACGGTAAGAAACGACATCAAGATAGGTAATTCCGTTGACGATGACCGTGCCGCTAACATAATCGCAGTATAGTGTGGCTGGTGTTGCTCCGTCGCTTGGGTTTGTAGTTTTGGCGAGGAGCCAAACATATCCGCTTTTATCAACATAATCTGCTATGGCTTGCGTCAGAGTTATAGTGAGTGTTTCATCTGCATCACCAGTTCCGTTGATTGCGTTTTGCCATGCGTTTGCCACGTGATTCCAGACCTCGATTGTCACGCCGTTTCCAGATGGAGCGGCGCCATAGCCTTCAAAAGCTAAAACTATTTTCTTGACAGCTTGTTCTCGAGAGTCAATTTTGAAGCGGAAAAGCGTGAGCGCGTGTTCGCTGTTTGTGTTGCTGGATTTCAGACAGCGGTCATCGTCGCTGTACCAGAGCTTCTCATAATCCGCGTTGGCTAATTCAATCCAGTCTGCTTCTTCGGAAGTTGGCTCGTTTGCTGAGCCTGCGGAATACGCCTTGTGAGTACCTGTTGTTTGGCTCACGCCGAAAAAGTCGTATGTTGTTTCGTTTGGTCTGTTGCGGCTCTGCCTCACTGTGCGGTTGACTTCTTCAACAGTCTTGTTCCGCATGAGTTTGTTTTGGCTCCAAACGTTCACACGCAACGCTCCCAAGCGCCTGCGGAGTCTTCCGGACATTTCGACTTTTGAGTCTCTGCTCTCGGCGAGTCCGACCGTTATCTGGGCGTCACAGTTCTTGAGAAGCTCTCGGTCGTACCACTCGCCGCTGACGCGGATGTTAGCCAGTCCGCCATCGTTCTTAACGACCAGCATTTCTTTCTGCAGCAGCCTCACAACCGTGTCAACGGGGCTTTCTTTCTCGCTCATTGCCCGACAAGCCTCCTGCAGTTCGCCTTTAAGTAGGCTGTTTCGCCCTTCCAGCCGAATGTTTGAACGCCCAGAACCTCGTAGTCCACGCCTCTTCTGCGAATTTTGTCGTGGTGTCTCAGCGGCGTGAAAGTGTGGATTGTGATGTAGTCGTTGATTATGTATCCCGGCTCGATGAGGATTTCCTCCGTGCGGGTTGGAGAGACGATGGCTTTGATGTCGATACCTTCGCCATAGGAGACGGTTTCGGCCGCCTCTATCACCGGGTAGAGCGTTATGCTTTCGCCCCTTGAGCGTAGAATCTGCGTGAAGCGGGTCACGGGTTCCTCGTAGTTTAGAAATAGCCTTGCGAGCCAGCAGACCGTAGCCATAGCCTGCTTGTTCTCGATTGGATTGTAGTCGGCGTGTTTGACACCCCAGAACATAAACTCGTCTTGATGCTTCTCGATTGTTTGTTTGCTGAAGGCTAGGCTCGGTTTGTCGTGGCCTCTGCGGATTTTCCACAGGATTCCGCTAGTGACCGCGTCATAGTAGTCACACGCAGGAAAGCGTGAAGCTACGTCTATGTAGCCCGCCCAACAGATTGCTGGGTTGTAAGCGGGACGCTGCGGAGAAGCGCTTATCGTGTTAATGAAGTTGTAGACTCTTTGGCACGCAGGACTCCAGCCCTCGTACTCGTACATGCCGAGCAGGGCGTAGGCGAAGGAGTCGTCGTAGATTTCGGTCTCCGCCGAGCCTGCGCGGTGCCATTTTTCGTCTGCTGGGTCGTAATAAAGCCAGAGGTTCTCGAAGCCTTCGCGCAAAAAGCCAACAGCCGTGGACATCATGGTTTCGTACGTGGCTTTGTTGGGTGTGTCGTGTTCTTTGGCGAGTGTCTTCAAGCCAACAAGCCCGTAGAGACATTCGATGTCCATCTGCAGTAGCCAAGCGTCTTCAACCGTGACAGCCCGAGCGAAGCCGCCGTACGCTTGCTGGTCTTGCATGGTCTTGAGGAAGGTGTTGGCTGCGAGCTTGGCGGCGTTCAGGTAGTCTGTGGTGGCTGTTAGGTCGTAGGCGTGCAGGAGTGCTGGGATGACGCGGCAAGCGTCAACTGCGTAGTAGTAGGTGCTGGTTTCGTTGCTCTTGAACCCGCCGTGGGCTTTCTTGGCTGGGTCCGTGCACTGCTGCGTGAGAATAAAGTCGGCGAGGCTTGCGGTTTTGTTGGTGATTTCTGTTCTTCGGTCTTCGAACTGCGGTTTGGCGTAGGCTTCGGTGAGGAAGTCTATCGCGAAGGCGGCTGCAAACGCAGCGCGTCCCCATG